CCAGCTTCTTATAGCCGACCCGCGAGCTTTCGCGAGCATGGTCCCGCTCTCTGGTGCGTAGGGCCGCCAGATCACGGGCACAGGACAGTTCCTTCTTCAGCTCTTCAAGGCGACTATCCTCCACCGCAGTGTATCCCTCCTTGAGGACCCCGTAGCCGCCCCTCAGCCGCTCGTACATGACCTTCAGGTTGCGGAAGGCTTGCTTCAGGTTGCCGGGCACGATGTCGAACTCCTCGTAGACCTCGGTGAGCAGCTTGTTCGCGTCCGAGGCAGAGTCCCTGGCGGCGTTCAGATCGTCACGCAGCGCATGGAGGCGCACCTCCAGCTTCTCGGTGTTGCCAGCCTTCTCCTTCAGCTTCTCCACAAAGGGGGTTAGATGGCCGCTCTCCACGCCGTAGCTGGCGCACAGGTTGTCGTAGGTGGCGATCTTCATGATGTTGGCCACCTGCTGCGTCTTTCCTGCACGGCGAGCAGACAGCTCCCAAAGGGACGGGTTCTCAGCGGTGACGGCAGCGGTGGCCATGCCAGGGATGCCTTTGCTGATCTCGTCCCAGCACATGTCTCTGATCCTGGCACCGTTGATGGCCTCGGCCGCGGTGGTGGTGGCGGAGGGGCGCTTGCTCTCCACCTGGGCCTGCTCCAGCTCCTCGACGCGCTGGGTCAGGGCCGCGACGGCCTGCTCACCGTCGGTGAACGCTTGGTGCATGGCCTCTGCGAACTGTCCGGTAAGGCGCACCCCGTGGTCAGTGGCCAGATCGCGGGCATGGATGTAGTTGCGGTGGTTGGTGATCATCATTTTCAAACTGGGCATGGTCTAGCTCCTCTGCTACCTGCAGCTCGTGCAGGGCAGCTGGACGGTGGTCCAGCCGGTGGTGTGGGGGATGGTGCCGGTCCCGTGGCAGGTGGCACAGGGTCGGGTGGAGGCCTCGTGCAGGGCCTCGCGGTAGTGGTCGCTCATGGCTGCGAACTCAGCAGGGTCGCCGCCCAGATCGGGATGAAGGCGGCGGGCAATGGTGCGCCACGCCGCCTTCACCTCTTCCACGCTCGCAGTAGGCTCAAGGCCCAGGGCTGCGAACGCCTGCACTAGCGGGCCTGCGTCTCGGCGGTCTTGAGGATGCCGTTCATGAAGGCGATCAGCTCAGCCTTGGCCGTGGGGACCTCGACGGGGGAGATCGTGACCGCGCTCTTCTTGACATCGAGCGTGGCCATCATGTCGGTGCGCTCCTGGCGGGCAGCAGCTTCACTGGCCGCGAAGCGGGTGCTGGTGGCGGACTTGACGATGTGGGCCTGCATTACAGAGCCTTCACGGCGGCGATGGCGCTCTTGAACGCGCTGCTGCGGCCCGCGCAGTAGCCGGTGGCCTCGCCCGCCTTCTGTCCGGCGTTGTAGGCCTCGTCAGTGGCGACCTTCAGCGAGGCCTTCGCATCCTTACCAACCCGGACCAGCTGCGCCTCGTGCTGCTTGTCCTTCTTGGCCAGCTCCTTGATGCAGGTGGCGGTCTCCAGGTCCACGGCCTTCTTCAGCTCGGTGATGCGCTTCACCAGTCGGCTGACCTCGGTGGCGTGGTCCTTCGCCATGACCTTGATCTCGGCGGCGTGGGCTTTGACCACCGCAGCCACGGCCTTGTCGGAGCTGACGGGCTTGGCCTCGATGGGCACGGCGGCGGGCTTGGGGGCCTTCTCCCTGGCGGGCTGCTCGACCTCCGCCTTGGGAGCCTTCTCGACCTTGAGCGCCTTGGCAGGCTTCTCGGCCTTGGGGGCCTTCTCCTTGGTGGGCTTGGCCGTGGGCTCGATGCCAGCCTTCGCGGCCTTGTTCTGGGCAGCAGCGGCGCGCTCGTCGGCGAGGCGCAGGCCTTCCTGGGCGGGGGTTTCGGGGATGGTGCTGTTGAGCTTCTCGTCCTGATTGATGGCCATCGTGTGGCTCCTCGTGTGTTGGCGCGGTGCGCCGGTTACCCGCTTAGGTGGATCCTGGTGCGGGATGTTCGATAGAGATTTTACCACTAAATAGTTTCATGGAACGGAATTTCTTCCATTTTAATTCCACGGTGGTTCGGTGGCAGCAGCATGGCCAGCGCGCGGAGCTGCTCCATCACGGGCATGACCCAGCCCGGGGTCTTGCGGAACGGGTGCATAGCTAGCTCCACCTCCTCGTGAGTAGTCACGGCCTCGGCCAGTGCTCGCAGGATGGGCAGGTAGCGCACCATCTCCCCGGGGTTCGAGAGGGCGCCGGAGTAGAGGTAGACCGTATCCCCGCCCTTCCACGGGCTGACTGGGCCGAGCAGGCTCCAGAGGCTGTCGGGGATCTCAGCGGCGAAGCACTTGCCCTCGGCCCAGTAGGCGTCGCTGCCCAGCGGTGCGTAGCCCCGGTTCTTGAACTGCACCAGCCCGCCCCAGCGGTTGATCAGGTATGGGCAGTAGGTGTCCTGAAAAAACAGGCTGAACGCCCTGGGCGTCATGACCGGGGTCCTATCTCTGCGCTTGCGCTCTTCCTCGGGTGTCATACCAGACCTCCAGGCTGACCAAACTGGTCGGTGAGGTGCTTCTTTATAGCTGTGGCATTGTTAGACTTAGCCCACTTGTCCAGGTTGCGGACAGCCCACAGTCTGGGCCTCTGGACCGCACCACCAGGAGGTGCCCACGGGGCCTGCACCATCCTCAGGCACCCACAACGCTTCAGGGCACCCATGAGCGTGGCCTCCTTGACCAGCGAGCGCCCGCCGACGGTGGCGTTGAACATGTCCAGCAGCTCCCCGGCCTTGAACAAGTCCCGCTTGGTGCCACGGTAGCCGTTGACCTTCAGGTGCTGCTCGGGGTCCTCCATGAGGTCGTGAGCCCAGGCCTCATGGGCCGAGCGGGACAGCTCGATCATGTCCTGCTTGTCGGCCGTCATGGGAGGGGCTTGTCGAGGCTTGAAGTCGCTGCAGTCCACGTCGTGCTTCAGGTAGTAGTGGATGGCCGCGATGCCCTCAGGGCTGTGGAAGTAGGGATCAAAGATGTCCTGCGCCCACGCCTCGTCCAGCTTGTGCTTCATCTCCTTGACCCAGTAGCGGCGGTCCTTCGCGTCTACCAGCACAGCGTTGGCGTGGTTGCTGGTGAGCAGGAAGTTCATGCGGTTGGGCAGGTTGAACGCGGCCAGATTCTTCTCGTTAAGCCGGACAGAGTCCCCGGTGATGAGGTTCTTGAGCTTGTCCCCGAAGGTGTGGCTGTCGGTTCCGGTGATCTCCGCACCCAGGATGAACTGCTTGTTCATGGCCCAGCTGTTGAACCCGCTCTCCAAGGCCTCCTTGGTGACCTCGTCGAAGTTCTCCTCGCCGTAGACACCCTTCATCACGGAGCCGATCAGGGTCTTGCCCGTGCCGGTCTCATTGCCCCACAGCAGGATACTGGAGAACAGCTTCGCGCCTGGGTTCTGGATGGGGTAGGCCAGCCACTGCAGGAACCAGCGCAGCTCTTCCTTCTCGTCCCTGCCCGGGAACATCCTATTCAGCAGGTTCTTGAACAGGGTCACGTCGCCCTTCTTAGGCTCGCAACCCCAACCATTCCACAAGTTAAAGTTCCCGTCATCGGTGAACTTCGGCTCGCCCGGAGCGTAGGTGGGCGACAGGCACGACATGCGCTGCTTCCACGCCAGCCAGCGCGTGGCCACGGGCACTTCCTTCAGACTGATCTCACCGTTGCGCTCGATGCGCTGCTCGGGCACCGTTTGGTTGCCATAGTAGCCCGCGAAATCCTCGTCCTTGAGCATACGCATGTCCTGCAGGTCAACCACAGCGCGGGGAGAGCGTAGCTTGACAAACCGTTCGTTCATGCTCCAGAGAGCCGATGCCAGAGTCACGGACTCCCGGGTAGCCTGCAGCTTGGCGAAGTCCTCAGCCGTGTGGTCCAGGAAGTAATCGTCGAGGCCTACCTTCACGTCTGCGGGGCCTGGGAGGTTCAGGGTGTAGCACAGGGCTCCGCGCTCCTCCAGCGCCTCTGAGAGCCTCCTGGCGGCCTCCATGACCCCAGGACGGACTTGAGGGTCCTTGTCGAAGACGATGACCACCTCGCGCTGCACCCAAGTGATCTTCTCCAGCTCCGGCAGGAAGGTGTAGCCGGTCTTCTTGCTGCTGATGTTGTCCACACCACCCAGACCGATGACGGGGAAACCCATGGCGCAGCCCTTGGCGGCTTTCAGCTCTCCCTCGGTGATGAAGAGGGTCTTTGCGGGGTCAGCCAGCAGCTCGGCCCATGGCACGAAGGGAGCGAAGTAGGCGCACACCCCTATGTTCTGGGCCTGCGTGTATTTAGCCACCTTCCCCTTGCGATCAGCAGGAGGGTCGATGAGGAAGCGCACACGCGCAAACGGTGGCCAGTGGGGCCTGTGGGTCAGGAACTTGCCCGGGGTGAATGGGTCCCAATAGTGGATGACCAAGGACGGCAAGGCGTGGAAGAAGCCCGCTGCCAGTGTCTCTTCGGCAGAGTAGACCTTCATGCCCAGGTCCTTCAAGGTGAAGTCCCCAAGCCCAGAGGACTCCAGCTTCTTGGCGGCAAGAGCGAGGTCTGCTGGATTATTTGACATCGGTAACCCTCGTAACGGTAATAGATCCACGATCCCCATCGTCGGAGCTGATAAATCGGACTAGGGGATGTCCAGAAAGAGCTGATACTAGGTTGCGGGCATGGCCCTCCGAGTAGCCGATGTGCTTGGCTACCTGGGACAAGCCTTTGACAACCAGGGTGGTGTTGCTGCTGACATCGCGCTCCCAGGCGATGACCAGCTTGTAGGTTTGAGGGGGTCTTCCAGTCCGCATGCGGATCTCCTTAGTTCATGGCGTAAGTATGATCGAAATTCACAAAAAAACTACTTTTTTAGCTGCACAGCGATACTACTAAACCCACACCTGAAATCGGATTTGACTCACTCAGACTTTGAAAATGAGATCCTTTGAAATCAAAGGTAAGTCGGGACGAGAGACTCAGGATCTCATCTGAAAACGGACCACCAGTCTGTAGGTATATGCATACCTATTGTTATATATATTATTTTTACTTTTTTAAGAAAGAAAAGTAATAGGACCCCCTGAGTCATGTGAGTCAACACATGCCAGCCCTAGTGCGCCGTGGTTCTAGCCCATGTGCCCATGTGAGAGATCATCTGAGATCCCTGAGAGAGAATCTGAGCAAAGCCTCTGGTGGCGTGGCTCTCCGATGATTTGAGTCTGAGTAAGTCAAACAAAGATCTATTTGTAGGTGGTTTGTGCCTGATACTTGGTGCTTGGAGTAAGTCCAATGGTTTCAAGGGCGGGAAAACAAACTGACCAAGCTAACCAAGCTCAGCCAGAGGTGAAGAAGTCGGTCCGCAAACCCGTGGTGAGTGGCGCTGCTGCTCGTTCTAAGTCCGGTGAGAAGATGGGCGGAAGGCCGAAGGGATCGCCCAACAAGATCTCCACCGAGCTGCGGGAGCTGGTCCTCGAAGCCATGACCCTGGCGGGTGACCCCAACAAGGGCGGCACCGATGGTGCCTTGAAGTATCTGATCACCCGCGCCAAGAAGAACCCTGTGGCCTTCCTGGCCCTGATCAACAAGCTCCTGCCCTCCAAGGTCGAGGCCGAGCTGAAGGTGGACACCACCTACGTGATCTCCACCGGTGTTCCTGAGGGCGATGATGATGGCGAGTAAGGCCCGGGCAGCTGCGGCTGAACCCATCGCCACCAGCGAGACCTGCTCTCGCCTCTCGCCGCCCAAGGTGGTGCGCGTGGACCTGGGCTACCTGCCTCGCAAGTGGCAGGTTGAGTGCCATAAGCTGCGCCGCCGCTTCAATGTGCTGGCCCTGCACCGTCGTGCTGGCAAGACCGAGATGGCCATTCGCCACCTCTACCACGAAGCCGTGAAGCCCAGCCAGCACAGCATGCGGCTCTACATCTACATGGCCCCCTTTCTCAAGCAAGCCAAGCTCATCGCCTGGGACCGGATGCGAGCAGTCGCCAAGCTGCTGCCCGGTGCCGTGGTCAATGAGTCCGAGCTGTGCGTGAAGCTGCCCAACGGCGCGGAGCTGCGCGTGTTCGGTGGTGACAACCCGGACGCCATCCGTGGCGTGCGCCTGGACGGCGCTGTCATCGACGAGGTGGCGCAGATCAAGCCCGAGGTGTGGAACGAGATCGTGCAGCCCGCCCTCTCTGACCGCCTGGGCTGGGCGCTGTTCATCGGGACGCCCAAGGGCATCAACATGTTCAGCGAGCTGTATCACAAGGCCAAGAGCCTGCCTGATTGGTTCTCGCGCTCCTACACCGTCTACGACACGGACGCGCTGGACCCGAACGAAGTGTCCCGCCTCAAGCGCGACATGCCCGACAACGAGTTCCGCCGTGAATATCTCTGCGACTTTAGTGCCGCAGCCGAAGACCAGCTCATCAGCGTGTCCGACGTTGAGGAAGCTGCCCAACGTCATCTCCGAGCCGACCAATACGACACGGCTTCGCTTGTCCTGGGATGTGATCCCGCACGGTTCGGAGATGACTGCAGTGTGATCGTGCTGCGCCAGGGCCTGAAGTGCGAGGAGCCCATCAGCTACAAGGGCCTCGACAACATGGAGCTGGCCAGCAGGGTCGCCAACATCATCGAACAGCGCAGGCCTGACGCCGTGTTCATCGATGTCGGCAACGGCTCTGGCGTCATCGACCGTCTGCGCCAGCTTGGCTTCCGCGTCATCGAGGTGAACTTCGGCAGCAAGCCCACGGACCCTCGCTTCGTGAACAAGCGCACCGAGATGTGGTGCAACGTCAAGGAGTGGATCGCTCGTGGTGGTGTGCTGCCCAACCACCAGAAGCTGAAGCAGGATCTGGCCACGCCGACCTACCACTTCAACGACAAGAACCAGACGGTGTTGGAGACCAAGGACGAGATCAAGAAGCGCCTGACCCGCAGTCCTGACGATGCTGATGCCCTGGCCCTGACCTTCGCCTTCGATGTCTCACCCAACCGCAACCCCACCGCAGCCCTGCAGCGTCCTGCTGCTCGGCGCACCCTCGACTACGACCCACTGGCTTAGGAGCTGACCATGTGTATGCCCAGTGGAGGCCAACGATCCCCTGCCGCTCTGCCCGCCGTGGCCACCGAGCAGGACCCCGCCGTGCAAGCTGCCCTCGACGCTGATCGCAAGCGCCGGGCAGCTGCAGGCGGGATGTCCAGCACCATGCTGACCGGAGGTGCAGGACTCACGGCTCCTGCCACCACGGCACCCAAGACTCTATTGGGGGCGTGATGATCGAAGCCAAGGTAGACCCCAGCACTGGCGAGACCGTGATCCAGACCATGGACCGGCAGTTCGCCACCTACCTGCTGGACCGCAGCAGCTACGACCGTCACTACAAAGACCTCAGTGCCTACATCTACCCGCGAGCCACGCGGTTCTTCGCGTCTGACAAGAACCGATCAGGAAACGCCCGCAACACCAAGATCATCAACAACACCGCTACCTTGGCTCTCCGCACCCTGTCCGCTGGCCTGATGAGCGGAGACACCTCGCCCTCTCGCCCGTGGTTCGCCATGCGGACACACGATCCCGTGCTGGCCAAGGTCCAGGCTGTCCGCGTCTGGCTCGACACCGTCCGCAACATCGTGGCCGAGACCCTGCTGAAGTCCAACCTCTACACCACGCTCCCCGTGGTCTACGAGGACCTGGGCTGCTTCGGCACCTCTGCGTTCATCGTGATGGAGGACGACGAGGACACCATCCGGTGCTACCACTTCCCCATCGGCAGCTACGTCCTCAGCACTGGGCACCGTGGCAACGTCAACGGACTTTACCGTGACATGCAGATGAGCGTGGCCCAGCTGGTCGCCAAGTTCGGCCTGGAGAACTGCAGCACCAGCGTGAAGAGCCTGTTCAAGGCGCGTGACCTAGGCAAGCAGGTCGATGTGCGGCACTGCATCGACGAGAACCCTGACCACGACAGCGAGAAGATGGAGAGCAGCAACCTGCCATTCCGCGACTGCTACTACGAGAAGGGCGCGCACGAGAACAAGTATCTGAGCTTCACCGGCTTCCACGAGTTTCCCATCATGGCTCCTCGCTGGCGTGTGGTGGGTGAGGACACCTGGGGCAACAGTCCCGCGATGGAAACCTTGGGCGACGTGATGCAGCTCCAGCAGATGGAGAAGCGAAAGCTCCAGGCCCTGGACATGCTGCTCGATCCCCCGCGCTCCGTGCCAGCCTCCCTCCGCAATGAATACATAGGCACCATGGCTGGCGAGAAGAGCTTCATCGCTGGCGGCGGCACCGACAAGGTGGAGCCCAACTACATCATCAACCCCTACCTAAACCATATGGACGCCAGCATCGCCCAGGTCGAGCAGCGGGTGAAGCGTGGCCTGTTCGAGGACATCTTCCTCATGATCGCGGAGATCGGGCGCAGCGACGTCACGGCCACCGAGATCCAGGCTCGCCAGCAGGAGAAGATGATGGTGATGGGACCTGTCCTCGAGCGGCTCAACGACGAGATGAAGGACCCCCTGATCCGTCGCGTGTTCGGCATCATGTCCCGTGCTGGCCTGCTGCCCGAGCCTCCCGAGGAGCTGCAAGGCTCTCCGCTCGTCATCGAATACATTAGCATCATGGCCCAGGCCCTCAAGCTCCAGGGCGTGGTCGCTGTCGAGCGGCTGGTAGGCTTCATCGGCGGCGTGGCCAACACCCGGCCCGATGCGCTCGACAAGCTCAACACGGACGAGGCCATCGACAACTACGCCGATATGGTGGGCACCTCGCCCAAGCTCATCAACGATGAGGCTACCGTGAACAAGATCAGAGAAGCTCGTGCTGCTGAAGCCCGCAAGGCGCAGATGCTCGAAGCGACCCAGAGTATGGCTGGCACTGCCAAGACCATGGCCGATACGGACACCTCCACCCCCAGCATGCTCCAGGCAATGTCCGGTGCGCTCCAGCAAGCTGGCCCAATGGCGGGAGCTTAATGATGCAAACCGGAAACCTCGACAGCCAACTCGTGACCATGTTCATCCTCTCCACCCTCGCCATGGGAGTCGGTGCCTTGGCTTTCTTTGCGAAGAACTGGATGAAAAACCTCAATGAAACAATCCGCGACCTGTCCGCCAACATCCACGAACTGACCTCGACTCTCAACGAGCTGAAGACCGAGCAGGAGGTGCAGAAGGTGAAGCTCTACCAACAGCACAAGGACATCCAGGTGCTGCAGTCCACGGCCTGCATGCGGCCCGAGTGCGCCAACAAGATCGCGCCCCGGCCCCTGCTCCACGAGAAGGAGGCACCCCATGATTGACGAGAAGGACCAGGACCAGCGCAGGGCCGCGCTCAAGGGCACAGCGGCCAAGCGCGTGGCCCTCGACTACGAGGACATGCGGAACGTGATGGGCACCAGGGCTGGCAGGCGCACTGTCTTCCGCATCCTGGACTCCACCGGCCTGACCTCGCAGTCCTTCACCGGCAACAGCGAGACGTTCTTCAGGGAGGGCAAGCGATCCATCGGCATCCTCCTGCACAACGAGCTGCAGGACATCTGCCCCGACCTCTACACCCTGATGCAAACCGAGAACCGAAAGAAGGAGAGCTAGAATGTCCACCGAGTCCACCACCCCGGCGACCACCCCCACCGAGACCGCGCCGGTCCCCGAGGCCCTCACCACCCTGCTGACGAGCGGGCCTGAGACGCCCGCCACGCCCATCCTCAACGAGGACGGCACCCCCAAGCTGAACCCTGACGGGACGCCCGCCACCGAGACCCCGACCAAGACGGAGGAGGTCCCTGCCGGTGCGCCTGAGAAGTATGAGTTCCAGCTGCCCGAAGGCCTGACCATGGACACCACCATGCTCAGCAACTTCGAGACCGAGTTCAAGTCCCTGAACCTCACCAACGAGCAGGCCCAGAAGTTGGTGTCCATCTACGCCACCCAGAAGCAGAGCGAGGTGACCCAGGCCAAGACCCAGCTGGAGACCCAGCACAGCGAGTGGGTGTCCGCCATCAAGACCGACCCCGAGATCGGCGGCAAGAACTTGGAGACCACCACCAAGCACGCCCAGGCCGCTGTCGCCCGCTACGCCACCCCCGAGCTGAAAGCTCTGCTCAACCAGACCGGCCTCGGCTCGCACCCCGAGCTGGTGAAGGTCTTCGCAAAAATCGGCAAGTCCATGTCCGAGACGCCCATCGTCATCGGTTCCCAGCCCTCCGCGCCCGACAACAAAGCGCGTCAGGTCTATCCCTCAATGAGCAAGTAAGGAGCAGCACAGATGACCATCTTGGCCTCTACCCACCCCACTCTCTTGGACCTGTCCAAGCGCATGGATGAAGGCGGCGCGATTGCCCCCATCATCGAAATCCTCGACCAGTCCAACGAGATCCTGGACGATCTGGTCTTCATCGAAGCCAACCAGATGACCGGCCACCGCACCACCATGCGCACCGGCATCCCCGAGCCTGCCTTCCGCAAGCTCTACGGCGGCGTCCAGCCCACCAAGTCCCGCACTGCCCAGATCATGGACAACTGCGGCATGATGGAAAGCTACGCCGAGATCGACAAGGCCCTGGCCGACCTCAACGGCAACACCGCCGCGTGGCGCATGTCCGAAGAGATCCCCTTCGTCGAAGGCTTCAACCAGAAGCTCAGCCGCTACGCCTTCTACGGCAACGAAGCCACCGAGCCCGAAGGCTTCACCGGCCTCACTCCCCGCTTCAACAGCGCGGGCGCTGAGAACGGCCGCAACATCTTCAAGGACGCCAGCGTGACGGGCGGCGAATCCGACAACACCAGCATCTGGCTGTGCGTCTGGGGCCCGAACACCGGCCACATGATCTACCCCAAGGGCTCCCAGGCGGGCCGGATCGTCGAGGACAAGGGTCAGGTCACCATCGAGAACCTGAACGGCGACAGCGGCCGCATGGAAGCCTACCGCACCCACTACCGCTGGGACGCTGGCCTCACCGTCCGCGACTGGCGCTACTTCTCCCGTGGCCAGTTCGCCACCGCGACCCTCACCAAGAACGCCGCCACCGGCTGCGACCTGCTCGACCTCATGGCCCAGATGCTGGAAGTCATCCCCAACATCAACGCCGGTCGTGCGGCCTTCTACTGCAACACCAAGACCCGTGGCTTCATCCGTCGCCAGCTGGCCAACAAGAGCCTCCAGTCCACGCTGTCCATCGACGAGATCACCCGCGCCAATGGCAACCGCGTCCACATGCTGAGCTTCGACGGCATCCCGATCCGCCGCTGCGACCAGCTTCTGAACACCGAAGCCGAGATCGGCGCGTAAGCAAACCCAACCCAACAACAGGAGATCCACAATGATCATTGATTCTCGCTCCGAGTTCTGCGATGCCGCCGCCCTTGACCTGGGTGCGGTGGCCGCCTACCCATCCGTGGGCAAGCTCATCGACCTCATCCCTGGCGGCGTGTCCGTCAACGGCATCGCTCAGACCATCGAGCTTCCGGGCAACAGCGACGGCCTCTACTTCGTCGCCTCCGTGCAGACCACCTGCACCGGCTCCGGTGCCAGCCTCAAGCT